CGGCGGGAAGTTCTGTGTCTCTCCGGCAGCTATAAAGACGGTAAGTGTAGAGGAGACAGAGAATGGGTACAAGTGCTTTTTCAATACTGACAGTGGGACGATAATGAATCCTTTCGTAGTGGGCGACCAAGCTTTTCACCAAGTTTTTGACGGGCAGAAAATGAAAAGGTATTGGCGTCTTGTCACGGAGGTAGGCGCGGATTACTTTGTCTTGTCAAAAACGGATTGTGAGGCGAATAGCGGCATTCCGGAGGCTGATGAAGAAATAGTATTATTAGGAAACCGGACAGACATAAACCGCCAATCCGCGATAATGATTTCGGCGTATGACAACAATTCGCCTTACATTGCTTTCTATGCTGGGATAAACTCCTATTCTTTTGAAGGGAAAGAACCGATGCGGACGGGTAATTTGAATGGCATAGTGGATGAAGATTTCGGGCAGTTGACAGGATTCGGATTGTATTGTCAGAACGTTTACATGAAAGGGGTGTTCAGACTGATGTCCGGCAAAACGGTGGAAGAGTCCATCGGAGACGTGCAGAGTAATCTGGACAACCTCCAAGTAGGAGAAACCAACCTTCTTGACAATAGTAACAAGGGATGGAAGAATAGTTATTATCTAACAGCGACAATTTACTTAGGAGATTACAAACCCAAAGAAGGAGAAGAATGTACAATTGTTATTAAAGGGAAATTAGGAACTGATAAAACATATTTTCGCATATTTAATTCAGGTGGTTCGGTTGTATTAACTGGATTATTCCGAAATATGTTTAATGCAGATAATATTGCAACAAGAACCTTTAAATGGAAATTAGAACAATCATCGGTCGTTGCTGATAATAAATTCATTAATATATATGCATACGAATCAAGTGTAGTTGCAGAATCTGAAATAGAGTGGGTAAAACTAGTATTAGGCAATAAAACTTCGCTATTGTGGACTCCCTCCATAAACGATCAGAAGCAGATAGCCACAGATATAGCGCAGGCTAAGGCAGACTTGGCAGAAACAAGGTCTAAAGCTTACGCAGACGGTATTGTAACAGAGGCGGAGCAGAACGCAATAAACGAGGCGCAGGCTAAGGCAGACTTGGCAGAAACAAGGTCTAAAGCTTACGCAGACGGTATTGTAACAGAGGCGGAGCAGAACGCAATAAACGAGGCGCAGACGAGATTGGATGCGTTACAGATCGGTTCCCAGAACCTTATATCCAAAAAAATGATGTTGAAGTGGAATGAGAAGAACAAGAATATTGCGGTCTGGGGGCAGGATGCAGACGGGGTGTATCTCAGGATAAATGAAGTACTACTGTATAAAAATTGGGCGGGCAGCAGTGAAATTGCTAATCCGGTATTTGATTTGCAATTCAAACCCGATACACAGTATGTATTATCTGTTGAATGGAAACTTGCAGCAGTACAAAATTACGATGGACTTGCTTTCAGGATATTTTACACTGATGGAACGGCAGAATGGCATGGATTAGCAGGAACAATAATCACAAAAACAATCGCCAGATTAATTACGAAAGCCGGGAAAACAGTGCAGAAAATATCTGCGTCATACGGAAGCAGTAAAGCCAATACACTAATCTACAATATCTCCCTAATCGAAGGCAATAAACCCCTGCAAGGCTTTCCAGTAGCAGAAGAAGATCAGACCGGAGCAAATAATGTGAATCTGGCAGATGGTACGAAGGAGTTTACTGTCACGGCAGCAACAGGAGATAATTCAGCTTATAAAGCATTACCTGCACGGATAAAACCCAACACGATATATTATGTACAGGCTAAAAATATAGAAAATTTAAATGGGAATCCGACGACATATTCTTTCCGGCTTTACAACGAAGCTTCGTTGGAACCTTTATCTTTAAGTATCAAAAATTTTGATAAAAATGGCGGAATTCTGATAACTAAAAATGATTTCGAAGAACAGGATGCCTCTTTATTGTGTTATGCTGGTGTTTATGGTTCAACTTCTGGTAACTCTGTAAAATTCACCGAAGTGATGCTAGTCGAAGGCTTTCTTCCCGCCCCTGTTTGGACTCCTTCTTTCTCAGAGCAGCAAGCAGAAATAAAAACGATAACGGAAACCCTGACCGAAATTAAAGCCGAAAACGGAGAAATAAGTTTAAGGATTAACGAAGTTTCTGAGAGAGTGGAAGAGGCTAAACAAGAGGCAATTGATGAAGCAAAAGAATACACAACTATTCAAACATATCGTGAAACAGAGATCGACTTAAGGGCTGAAAAGTGGGATCAGGACACATATTATCCGGTAACTATTAAACTACCAATAAATGAGACAAGGATAGAAGTTACTACGGAATTGGGTGATGCAAAACCAAAATGGTCAACACATGAATATGGTTTTTCAATGAACTGTGTATGGCGTAGTAACAGGAGTGGATGGGGGGCAAATGTTGTTAATAGAATAATTGAGGTTTTCGAATATAGATTTACCAAGGAAATACCCGATACTACCCCAGTGCAATATATACTCCCTGCCGGCAGTATTGTGCAAATAATTAGTAGTAGCGAAGAACTTATTTATCTTCGTGGAGGTGGTAGGTACCTATTTAAAATCGGGAACAATTGTGTAGCAGTAGTACACGATAGTCGTTATACGGCTCCAGATGGGTCATCTGTTGCTCCTGCTGCTTCGGTAATCAGGCCTGTTCTTACGAATGCAACAAAGGAAGAACTTAATGCTGAAATAAATATAACAAAAGGATTGATCGAAAATAAAGTATCTCTAGATGTCTATAATGAAAATGATCAATTAATAAAATCAGATATTAGCAATTTACAAGTTAGTTACAACCAAATTTCTTCTACAGTATCTAAAATTATAAATGGTACCCAAGAAATATCTGGTGTTGTAACACAAAGTAATTTCGTTACAATTTTTTCTTCAAATAAAAATGCATTAGGGCAAGAAGTTATTGAATCTATTAATGTTGGCGGAGGAGGCGTTACAATTGATGCAAGTAGGATTAATCTTAATGGAGCTATTAGTGCAAACGGGAATGTTCAGATTACAACAGATGGAAAACTTATTGCAGTTAACGGAGAGTTTACAGGAAAAATTACAGCGACAGAAGGAAGATTTGGGAACCTTAAAATATCGGGGAATAAATTTGTGGCTGAATCGGGAAGTGGAATAGAATTTTCATCACCAGGATCTGGTTATACAAGAATCAATACGATTGGGACGAATATATCAATTAAGAATGATAGCGGTGTCTGTTTGGCATTAGACGGCCGTGGCAAGGGAGGTTCAAATACGGCATGCTTGAATATCATCAATGACGAATATGGGAAAGCTATAAATTCTACCGGAAGTGCAGAATTCATTTTGAAAACGGGTGGAAGCATTTTGTTCATGTCAGAGTCAAGTAGGCTATATAATATACAGATATTATCCGATAGAACTACATTTGAGAAACCTGTATATTTTAAAAATTTAACTGAGGCCCCTTCTTCAAGTTATTATTTATGCATAGATAGAAAAACCAGACAATTGTATTACAGATAAATTATAAAAAACATGGAAATTAACTATTTTATTTCAGCAAAAGCAACGGCAACGGTACAGAATATAAATGTATCGCTGAGTGCAGAGTATCAAAAAGAGCAAGCACCGGAAGTTATCTCCGTAGTAGCAAACGGATACTTGGACGACGGGAAGAAATTCATGAATGCAACCCTTAAATACAATCCTAAGTCCGAGGATTTCAATTCGATTAACGGATCAAATGTTGACTTGGGTATTATTCAGGAAATTGTTCCGCTAATTACGGAATTTTATAGAAAGATTACTGAAACATTCACTAACTACTAACAAAATGAAATATAGATTCGACGCAAAAAATGTATTTGCAATTGATTTATTGGGTAATAATTATATTCAATTGCTGGAAGAGAATCAAAATAAAGGCATTCATCAACTTATCGGGAATGCTGTTTATGTATGCACAAATACGATTGAAATGCATGAGATTGCAAAAAAGATATTCAACGGGGAAGCGGTGGATATGAATGAAAATGAGACAGAATTATTCAAAGCCTCAATAATGGATTCAACCTGGCATGTTTTTATTAAAAACGCTATTATCTCTGCAATCAGAAACAAATAAAAAAAGAGGCCGCCCTCGCGACCTCTATAAATATTTCCCAAGCAACCCCAAGCCAATCTTATATTGCAAGTTTACAAAGTTTTTTTGAGAATACAAAAGAATAATTTAGAAATATAAAATAACATGAACAAAGAGGAATGGAGACGGTTAATAACCGAAACACTGAAAGAAACAGGCTTGTACTCTGACAATGCAAGAGATCTTATCATGGGGACGTTTGCTCAGGAAAGCAATTTTAAGTACACCCGGCAAATTGGCGGTGGTCCGGCTTTAGGATATGGGCAGATGGAGCCGGCAACCTTCAATGATATTGTGGTTAATTTTCTCCGGCATAAACCGGAACTAATGGGGAAAGTAATGAAAGCATCCGGTGTTGTCACTTTGGAACCTGAGATGCTTGTAGATAACAAAAAGCTGATGATCTGTATGACCCGCATACATTATTTGCGTGTAAAGGAGGCATTACCTTCGAATAAGGATGTTTGGGCTATGGGTGAATACTGGAAACAATATTACAATACGCCATTAGGCAGAGGGACCGTTAAGGAGTTTGTTGAGAACTATAAAAGATATTGTTTATAACAATGTTTCGGGAGGGGATAGAAGTACCACATTTAAATTAAAATTATGAGTGAAAGAAACACAATTTCGGCAATGGTATCAGTATTCATGAGTGGTTTTATGGATTTTATTGAGCCTTTAAAATGGTTTATGCTGCTTGCACTGATATTAATTATTGTAGACCTAAGGTTTGGGATAGCAGCAGCTAGGAAAAGAGGTGAAAAGATCCGGTTTTCACGGGCAGGGAGAAGGACTATTAATAAGATGGTAGATTACTTATGTTGGATTCTTCTTGCTGGGGCTATTGGAAAAGCATTTGGGATACCTTTTGATATTCCGTTACTTCCTTCGATTGTTTTATTGGTTATATATGGTTTTGAAATAAATTCTTGTTATGGGAATTACTTTGAAGCTCACGGTCGGCATGTAAAGGTCGATATTTTTAAATTTTTCAGGCGGAAGTCTGATATTATTGACATAGAAGAAAAAACAGAAAAATGAGGATAATAATTATACTGATAGCCCTTTCTATATTCTCCTGCCGGAGTATTCAGTACGTGCCGGTAGAGACAGTAAAGACAGAGAAAGAATACATTGACAAGATAAAGCGGGATAGTATCTATGTACGCGACAGTGTATTTGTTCTTGTTAAAGGCGATACAGTTTTCAGGGACAAATATCATATTGTGTATCGTGATAGGCTTATGCATGATACGGTAAATATAAGCAAAACAGATAGCATCGCGGTCCCCTATCCGGTTGAAGTTGTAAAAAACAAAGTACCAAGCATTATGTGGTGGCTTATCATTTTACTGGCAGCATTCAGTATACCGTCAGTATTAAAGATTATCCGGTTTATCCGGGGCAAAATATAAAAAGAAGCCCCACTTCAAAAATATAGCGTACCACCACTACATCCTGTCTGTAAGACTTCTTTCGGGGAGTTTTACGGACAGGATTTTTATTGGTTGCACTTTTTGAGAAAAATTTATGAAAAAATTACAAAGACCGAGTACGATGGTGCGTAACAAACAAGTTATCAGCATATATGAAGAATTAAAAAACTCAGAAAAATATTCAGATTTTTTCCATTTGCTCCCACGCTCTTTCATATATGATAAAATAAAGGAACAGACTGGGCTGTGTCACAAGACAATTGCTGACATACTAAATCACCGCGAAAAAGAAGAGTGAATATGCCCGGATACTACCGAGCAATTAATTATGAAAAAACAATTTCTAATTGTTTCAATAAATCTTCGAATTTGTCTGCATAGTATAATGGTTGTGTTTCTTTGGGATTCGACGGGTTAATCTGGTTCTCTCCAAAACCGGCAGCTTTTTCAGTTAAAGATTTGAAATACTTAATTTTACCATTTGATGATGGACGTTGAAGCTCTTTTATGAAACCGGCCCCTATCATCTTTTGGTTAAATTCCCTGGTACTAATTTGTACGCCGTGTTGTTGTAGCAATACTGTTGGGGCCAACAACTGGCCTTTAGATGGGGTATAATCAGGAGTAGGTAACCCTAAAGGTTCAGACACTTGTTTTAACATAAGCAAAGTAGAGGAATCATTTAAATTTAATACTTCCCTGACTCCCTTCACCCATTCGATAGAGGCTCGTACTTTAGTAGGAGTTAAATGATTAGTTGCGAACTTATTATTAACATAATATCCATTTTTGCGGATAGAAGGAAGTATTTCAGATGTGATCCATTTGCGAAAGGGTTTTGCTTCTTCTTTATTACTTCTTATAATTAAAGAATAAAGGCCGCTTTCATTAATAAAGGTCATTTCTCCACCACGCTGTAACGAAATGTTACACCGTTCTTCTGCATCGGTATGATCTGCTATTGCTTTTCTTGAATTTGAATATCCTAAAGCATTACACACATCCGTTGCTGCAAACATAGGTTCACCTGATTCATTAACAACTGTTCTAATCTGTCCAAATTGTTCATTTTTGAAAATCTGAATTTTATTCATACTTTTGAATTGTTTTAGCACGGGCTTTGAGGTACCAATTCGCGGCCTATGCAGTTAAAAGGAAAGGGCAAAGGAATGACTGCCTAATGTGAGAGCTTGCAGTTACTCCGATGCCCTTATTTAATATCTTCTCTCGGTAGCTCTCACACGACCGATTTGTTTTCTACTACAAAGCTAACCCTTATCATTATTATATGCAAATCACAAAATTTTTCAAATTGCTGATTATTATACTATTTACGATTCCAAAACGATAATGTAATGGCTTCCACTCAAAAAGTTATATTTCTGACTACCAATACTTTATTGGTCTATTTTCTATTCCACTGAAATAATCATCCTGATTAGTTAACTAAATTACATTATTAAAAATAGTTAAATACTACAACTCATTAGTAATCAACATAATATTCTTTGTTAAATTTTCTTTAATAAGTGTATTGATGGACTGAGATAACCATTGTATTAAGGGATGGATTTTAATAGCATCCATTGCAACATTACTTATCATATAAAACTTTCTTTTTTATTGGAAATTTATTCTGTTTTAAGTCCTTAAACTTCTATTGTATAGGAATGTAACTTTTTATAAAGCAGCTATTTATGTCGAATTTTGGGATATCCGGCAATGGTGCCGGGGATGTCAAAAAAACATAGTTCTATGGAAACTGAAATGAAAGTTGTAAAAGAAAAAGAGATCGTTCATGAGGACGACGATCGGGATTATGCAAAAAAAGGTGTTGCAAATGCAGGTCTGGCACTTGGTATTATCGGTACCGCTTTCGGCGCAGCTGCTCTCTGGGGTAGACGTGGGGGGCTTGGTGGTAGTGTTGGCTCTCCTGAAAATGTAAACATTAATGCTATCACTGACACTATCGGTTCTCGTAATGGTGCCCCTACAGCTTTTCAGGCTTGGGAAAAGAGTTGCCAGGAAGCACTTGCCCTTACAAACACTATCTGGGGACTGAAAATAAATACCCAGAACGAAATGTATGCTCATCGGGAAACTGATGTGGCTGAAAAATTCCAATTATGGAAATCTCAGGTTGATGCGGACTTTGGTCTGTATAAGAGCCAACGCGACCTGTACGATGTTCTGAATGAACGTTATGCAAATAAATTCAATGAACTCGACAAACAGATTGCTGTATTGGCTGCAACCCGTCCGTATCAGGACCGTCTGATTCAGTGTGAAATTGACCGCGCTTTCACCGCATCTGTAAACTACACAGACCGGAAAACTTGTCGTGCGATCTATGGTGTTGTAGGCTTGCCATCTACACCGACAGTAACAGTACTTGAGGGTGCAAATCCTTATGGATGTAATTGTCCGGCCCAGCAGGCTTCAACTCCTGCAGCTTAAAAGCAAATTGGTGGCGGGTGCGTCTTAATGACGTGCTTCGCCTCCTTTATCCAACCACCAATATAAAATATTATGCAAAACATCTTTTTAAACAATGATCCGTTATTAAGAGGGGGACAGTTTCAGACTCCTTCCACCGATGAAATGGATGCCTATATACAGAGATTACAGGAAGCCCAGGAGCGCATACAACAACAGAAAATGCAGATCCTTTCCGGGCCGTCTCAGTCACAATCCAAATGTCCGGTATGGGATGAAATAGAAAATGTGATATCCGGACTTACAGATACAGAGTTCCAGAAAATTTCCGAAACCAGAGATTTTGCAGAGAGTAATCAGATAGTTATGAATATTCTGAACCGGGAGTATATGAAAATGATGCGTCCTGTTGTTGAAAACACAAAGGACGGGAAGGAAGCTTTGCAAAACCACCTGTCTCTTATAAAGAAACTGAAAAAAGCCATTACTGATGAGTCAGCCAAAAATATAGAACTTTTTAATGAATATACGGAGAAATATTCCGACATGACGTATGCTGAATTCCTTGAAATGAAAAAGAAAGGAGGAAAGAAAAAATGACACGTGAAGAAAGAATACTACTTAGCAGGATTGAGAAACTTGAACAGGACGTAAGAGAATTAAAATTAAAATCTAATGAAAATGGAACAACCGGCAACAATAAGTCAGTCGATAAACCTGCAGGAAAAGGCACTGGAGTTAAAAAGTAAAATCGTTGATTCAATAGATGTCTGGGGAAAGAATCTGATTGATTCTTTTGTATCTGATAAGCCCAAGCTGAAACCTCTTTCAGTTTATATGAAAAGGGGACTTACCAACGGACTTGCCAGATATGATAATAAGATTACGAAATCAGTAGATAATATAATGCTTTTCATCAGTGATGAAAAAGGGAATTACGATACAGCCAAAGTATTTGATGACGTGATGTCCATGTTTAAAGATATGGATGAAATGAATTTCAACATTGGACCACTAAGTGGGATAATTGGAAAAGGTGTTATTAAAATAAAAATTCCAGACAGCATGTTTACCTCATTCTTTTTTGGGAATACCGGGGCCATTAAAATTACGGAATCAGATTTAACTGAACTTAAAAACCTATTTATACAATAAATTATGGGAAATTATCATAAAATGCTGAAACATTACAAAGAGAAAGGATTATTCAGCGAAACGAAAATGTGGGAATCCATAGAATGCCTAGATGATATTCTGGAAGAAATGAAAGAAAAGAATCCGGATATGTTTTGGGATTTTATGCGCAACCAACACGAAATATTTTGCGGTCCTCATTTTGATGAAAAATTCGCAAAATGGCAGGTGGAACAAATGTATCACAAAGATGACGATGGGAAAGAATATAGAGGCCAACACTGGAGCATTGCCGAGGCTGAGGAAGTATATTCGAAAAATAAATCAAAACTACCTTCTGGAACAACCGTGTTTGATGTTTATGTAGCTATAAATGGAGCCTGGCATGATAAAGTAAATTTATTCCGGAAATGGTCTTCTGAAAAATGTGAACAAATGGTAATTGAAGATGCTATTGTTTTCTACTTTCAAGATGAAGACTGGAAAAGTGACGGTAAAGTATGGGATTACATGAATATAAATGCTACCCGATAAATTTGATATATTAATGAACATTGCCGACAACGCAGCAAGCAGCTATATCAGCGAAATAGCCCTGTTTGCTTTAAGATGCCTGTAAGGCCGCGTAAATATTTAGTCGTGAACATATCGGAAGGTGTGAGAGGGGAGTTGTGTCCCCTCTTTTTGTGATTAATTTTTATTAAAAAACTATGGCGGTAATTGTTTTTATTAGATAGTTTTACGACCTTTGTATAGTTGAGATTTATATTAAATGTCTATAAATGAGTAATATCATTAACATACCGAATGTGACTATAGCCTTACCATTTTCCGGGCAGATGGAATGTACATATACTTCGTCATCATCACGCAGAGCATGACATAGGTCTCCTTTTATTATTTTTGCTTTTCTCATATTCGAAAATGTTTCTATTAAAGGATTATTTTATTTGCTCCCTACATTATCACCACCAAAATGTTCTATAAGTTCTTCTACTGTAGCTTTATGACAGTATAGAGGTTCTATTTGTGTACCAACATGTCTTCCTCCACTGCGATCTGTTGCCATAAACCAACTGCCTTGTGGAAAATCTGTATATATTTCTACATCCATAACAAACCATTGATTAACATCACTATCATCCCGGAGAGCAGCAATAGCACGAAAAAGGTCCTCATTATCACCGCAATCTATTACTCCATTACTTTTTAAATCTTCAAGTACTGTTTCTGACCAAATCCCGGTTACTACTCCATGGCATGCTAGTAAGTAATTAGGCTTACAATCTAAATAGACCTTTAATCCTAAATCTTTTAATTTTTTTACTAATTCCGGTGTATTTTTCTGAATAAAACAAGGTATTGTATGCATATCTTAAATTTTTGTTTCGATTAATATTTCTTCCGTTAGTATTCCACTATCTTTGGTTTTAATATAAATTTGTTCAAGATTAAATTCTTCGGGGTGCAATTTATATTGAATCCAAGTCGGCTCATTTTCTCTATAATCAAGCCAACTTTTAGGTTTTTCTTTTCCAAGCACTTTCTTTACTATTTCATGAATCCTTTCACCTGCTCGTTTTGATTTTACAAATCCACTAAGGTCGTATCCAATGCCTCTTGGTGACCAATACTCTCCATGTTCAGGTCTGACATCTTTTGGTTCCCAGTGCCATTTGGGGATATCAGTGCGAGGATGCTTAATTAAAATTCCGGATTCAAATATTAGTTGGCTTTTTGGATTCCATGGCTCTTTGGGACGAACCCCACTTCTAACACGACACTCTATGTGCTTATTTGCTCTAATTTCAAAGTGTAATCCACAGTGATTGCATTTTCCGAACGAGATTACAGAATAGAGGCCGTCACCTTGAACAGAATCACATCCACAATTTGGGCACCCATACTTTTTATACTCTTCAAATGTAATTGCCAGCATGATTAATTCCTATTTAATTTAGTTTCAATTTTATATCTTCATCGATCATCCTAATAGTATCTCTTAAGGAAAAAGAGTGGGCGAAACCACAGCCATTCTTGTCTACAGCTTCCCATACCACTCTTTTTTCCGGAGGATAATCACCAAATGTTCTAGCGTCAAAGCAAATAATCTTTGCTTTATGTCCTCCTCTTGTACAAACAGATTTACCAGCTTTAGCTTCTTCGAGATTGAATGGTTTATATTTATTATTTTCTTTTGTTTCCATATCTTTTATTATTATTATTTTTCCTCATTGGGTAACAAATCTCTGATGTATACCCATTTTACATAATGCTTAATTAAATATTTCCAACTCGTAGGTGTACTATCAATAAAATGAATTACCCCAGATTTATGTTTCAATAAAACAGGCAGTTTTTTAAAATCAGGTTTTTCTTTCATATCATGCCACACACTATTAATGTACCGTTCCGCTTCTGTCACAATACAATTAAAGTCATTTTCTGGTAATCTTTCTGTAACCCTGACCCATGAAGATTCTGTATGTTCATCTGCCTGTTCGAGTATCAGTCTTTTGGGTTCTTTATCCGTCCATTTGACATATTTAAACTCCTTCATATAACAACTAAGTGGTGATTTCTCCTGTACATCATCACTATCCCAGTTATGTTCCTTTTTTACGGGCTTATTCTTGTAAACCCATAAACAGTCATCTTCATCTCTGGCTATCCACATATTACAGAAATTTTATAGAGTTATCTGTAATAAGATCCAAACAGCTCATTTCATAACAATCATCATTTGTACAAAATACTTCATATCGAGTGTGATTATTAGGTTCTCTTAGCCAACACATACTTGCTTTGCTGGTATCCACTCCTAAGTCCCTTAGATGTCTCATTTGGCTTATTGATAAAACTTGATCTTTCATAAACTTGGCTCTATAAATTCAACATTGTATTTTTCACAGTAGTATTCAAAAGGTTTTTGACTGAAAGGGTATATGGTCATTGGGCCTATAAAATATCCGTCACAGTGTGTTATTTCTTTATATTTCTTTTCTGCTGTTTTGCGTATTTTATGCTCAGTTCCATACCCTGATTTATGCAAGAAAAATACAGTTATTTTTTCTCCTTTATCAAGCAGCTCCTTGAGCCGCTTGTAGTCTTTACTAGTTTTGTTGGGGATCATGGTTGTTTGAACTTATTAATTTTAGAGAGGGGCATTACACCCCTCTGTTAGTTATACCAATTCTTTTTGTTTTAGAAATTTGTTTACAAAATAGATTTGCCCCGTTCCGGTAACTTTAACGGTTTTGTTTATTGAAGTGTGTCCGTCAGAATGTGTCACTACCGTTTCTTTAATTTCAAACAAATTAAGATTCATTCCTCTTTGCGATGGCATATTATAGCTCATACCAGGTTGCTTTATCAGATAACCATTCCTCCGCATCCACACAAATAGCCTTTTGGCACCGATCTCAACTCCATTTTGTTTTAAAATCTTTGCAAGGTCTCCGATAAGGATGGAGGTATGAGAAGCGGAAACACTGTCAGCAAAAAGGACTTTTGGGGCTTGTTGTTGAAGTTGTTTTTGTTGCTGTTCTATTTTCTCCGCCTGTTTTGCTGCAAGTAAAAGAGCTTGTGAATATGATTGAGGAATCTGGAAACCTCCGGTTTGACGTTCGGTTTCTAGCTGTTCCCAACGATCAATAATTTTCTCCCTAAGTTTAGCATCATATCCGCTAGCAAGAATCAGACATCCCTTCTTTGTCAAATTATAGCATGGCCTATCTTGTTGATTGGCATCTTTATATTGGCCCAGCTCAAAATTGAGCGCGGCTACTCCTTGATCTAAAAGGTTCCTGATATCACGCATAACATTTTTATGCTCTTTACCTGTAAGATTAGCAATTTCTAACGATGACATCCGGCCATCATTGGAAGAAATAATTATTTCGTTCATAATAGGTTATTTTTCTTCGGTTAATATCTGCTTCATTCTGTCAACAAGATACGAAACTTTCGCATAGAACCGGCAAACACACCTCAAAGCGTATTCAAGATCCGATTCATCATGATTCGACAAGGTTGGACACCTCGATAATTGCTTCGTCGCCTCTTAGTGTTGAAGAGATTTCCAATAGTTCTTCGACGTTGATTGAAGGAATAGTTACAGTAGTTTTAGCCGTTTCGTGGCCATAACGTGCTTCATCAATACCTTGTACCGATGTTGACAAATTCTTTTCCGTGATAAGCATTATCCCTAAGAATTTATTTAAAATGATGAGTAGAAATATAAAAACGGTTCCACTCTTTCCCGCTGCTTATCACCTAAAGGGCTGTGGGTACATTAATACTCCACACGGGGGTTGTGAAACCGTGTATTTAAAGGCATAAAAAATGCCCGCAGTACGGCGAGCCTACTCGCCCTTTAGTATGATAAGCACTACAAACATACGGCATTTTTCCGACAAATCAAAATCATTCTGCATAGGGATTATTTTTTAACGATTCAACACAAATAATCTTCATATATCACTTTCAGGCCATGTCCGCAATAAGGCAGAATTTTGTTTAGTAGTTCTTTATCCATTATTCTATTAATTTAAATTCAGGAATAATTCTTATATTTGCCATGCGCAAAGAGTTGCGCATATTGTTTTGTAATTGTTGTAGCTGAGTTTAGTACTTACCGAAAAGACCAAAATAAGAAATACAGATACTAAGCTCGTTGGACTACGTATATACGTGTCTGCGAGTTTATTTCTGTAAGGGTATTGGTCTACCTCGGTAAGAATAGATAAAGCAGACACGTTTTTTTTGTGGTGTCTGTTGTAGTGGAGTTGGCAAGGACGTCATCATTTAGGTGGCGTCCATTTTTATGTGATAAATTAACAATCAGGAATGATACTCAAATTTTTATCAATAGGTTTCCCTCTAAATAATATTTCTCTATTCATGATTTTGTTTTTAAATACCGTTTCCTGACTCCTTTGTACTGTGTTCTTTCAATAATCACAGTACGGGATTTTTCATATTGTTTTTCTAGTTCTTTCATTTGTTTCAAAGCTTCTGTCGCCTTCTCCCTTTCATGTTTCTGGTTTTCGGAAGAATACCAATTCTGATCTATCGATCCATATTTGTCCATAGCACACACCAATAATTTTTAAATCTATTTTTTACACACTCCGTTGAACACCGTGTCATCAATATCCATATCAAGCTGAGACGGGAATGTCTTAATGTAATTGAAGAACTTAAAAAGCTTTACATCATCGGTACCACACCTGTCGATTATAAGCTTTAAGGCCTGATACAGCATATCCGAATCCTTACCGAAAAACTCCTGAGTTTCTTCGCTGCAATTCCGGACATATCTTTTCAGGTTCCGGCAATGGGAAAGAAGGAGGTTGAACTCCCGTTTAGCTTCGTGTTTAAATTCGCAATTCTCACTTTTTAGCTTTTCATTAGCCTCGATAAAGCAACTTTCAATTATATCCACCAAGACGAAAGATAAGTTGCTTAGTATGTTTGCCTAGCTTTTACTTGTTTTCATTTTCTCCTGGATTCTCCTGTTAATTCAATTTCATTAAACATTTGCCTTAGCCGGTCACCAACCATTTTGCCGTAATATTCTTCACTTTTGAGCGTTTCAAGCTTGAAATTTGCAATTGCGAAAGTTGGTGCGCCCGAGTCATATCTATCTTGTAGCACTCTCGACATAGGCTGAATGACAGTTCCATAAACATTCACCTCCTTTTGCTCTCGTCCTAGTTCGTCAATGATAAGTGGACCGAATTTGTATTCAGTAATCTCTGTGTCGTTTTTTTCCTTTCTGAAAGAATCTACAATCTGAGAGCTTTTTACAAATCTCATTTCTTGTGAAGTTACATGGCCAAACTGCTTAATGTAGTAGTTGTATGTGCTGCACACGGCACGCATAAGCAATGTTTTACCTGATCCATACTTCCCGTTTAGCAATATTCCCTTCGATAAACTGCCACCAAATGACTTATCGCCTGAAAGGTATTTGTATAGCTCATGTATAGCATTTTCATTGTTTCGGTCTATGGAAAACAATATTTCTTCACCACGCCTTGCTAGAATGTTAGTTCCATGTGCCACTACAATCGTTTTAAACTGATCATAGTTCAAAGATAATTTCGGATATGATGTTTTCCTTTGTCCGACTATTTTACTCCATTCCTGGCGCATTTTTTCAATATGGGCGTCAATCAAAATCTGATTGCTTATAGTCTGGGGTTCGCTTTTGTTTCGTTGTGGTTCCATTCGATTCACTATCAAAGATTAATTCATCGTTCCATGATTTGCCATTTAGGAAAGTGTCCGGATTCTTCCTGTACTTTTTATTCGGCTGTGCAAGCTTGTATTGTGGGATATAACTCATAGCTAATTCCCGCTCTGCGTCGGAAAGTTTTAGCCATTTTTTGATGAGTAAATCCTTTTTGCCGACCTTTTTGTCGTACAGTTCCCAAAAATCTTCAAAAGAATAGTTCGGCTCTTTTTCTTTTTTCGCGGAACTTTTTTCTTTTTCTTCTTGGTGGATTTTAGGAGAATTATCATAAAACTGATTTCCTAAATCGTCACACACTTCCTCCGATGGGGGACTATAGGGGGTATTATATTCCCTATCCATTTCCCCTTCCCTTTCCCGTGGCGGGTGCTCGGTGTGTACCCGTTGGGTCCCCATTGGGTGTTCGTAATTGTCTATTTCTTTGGAGCTTATTTCCTCTGGTATGATGAAATTCGGGTATCTGGCATCAAATTTTTGATGGCTACGGAATGTGCGGATAATGTAATAACTTTCGCTCTTATACGTAATAGGTATTAACATCCGGGCATTCACTAAGGCATCAATCCATTTTTGTACCTCTGAAACTCGCAAATCTTCATCATACGGGAATATAGCCGATTTAAGGAGTGCCGGGTTTCCCCTTATCACTCCCATGTCATCAGCTTGATTCCACATTCCAATATAGAACAATCGGCACGCCCTTGGTAGTCTGGCTATCTTTTCATCTTCCCAAAATGATGGTTTGATTGTTCTTATTCTTGCCATATTTATTTTTTGTATTCAGAATCTTTTACAATCGGGCTTCCCCAATTATCTTCTAGTTCGCATATATTTTCATCCGGTACTGCATCCACTTTTACAATCCGGGTGAATACATATAGTTTCCCACAAAGTGGGCATGCGTATGTTTTATAACCTCCATAACATTCTGCATTTATTTCTGGTATGCTTGAATCAAATAAATTATTACATCTTATACACTTCATGTTTTTTTATTTTGATTTAACTTTAGTAGATTTTCTACTTCCCCGATGGCTTTGAAAATCTGATAAACGAGTTGAGGTACCATGGAATTACCATAAGCTTTTATGGATTCTGCTCTCACCCAAGATGCTGTCCGTTCACATTCTTCGACAATCTTCTTAGTCGCCAATGCAATTTCATATGACAACTCTGGCATAATGTTTCCAAATTGCTGGGCGAATTGTTCTTTATATTTCTGTCCAAATGGTGAACTTGCAAATGTTCCGTACTTCCGCAAATAGCACAATACCCTTCCCGATGTTTCCTCGCTAAATTGTGATAAGCCGTTCTGTTCTTGTTCATATCGTCTATTCTCCGATGTGCGCTGCAAGACTTCGAGCAATAAATTCGGTTCTGGAATCTCGAATAATCCTCCAATCTGTTCCCGAACCTTCTTCTTTTGAAAGGCTTCCCACACACGGGGCAAGTCTTCTCTTCTAATATATTCTTTGATGGCATCATAAACTTCTGTTTTTATATATCGCACCACATTATTGGAAATCCCATCATATCTGAAACGAACAGGGGATTGAGATGGGAAGTTTTCCCAGCATGATGAGCAATTAAATGATTCAATTGTGAATCCCTGGTTTTCCCGTCGTTGCGGTCTTTGGGCGTCCCTGGCTTCCAGTAACTCTTTATCGGTGTTGGCAGTAACTTCAAATTCATAAATTCCGTTTTTCCCTTGTTGCATACCTTCAGCCCTTGCGTTTGAACAGTTGGCAATAAACCAGATTCTGTCCCTTCTATGCGGCGCACCGACGGCACAAGCCGGTATAATAATCGGCTGGACGGAATAACCGATACTTTCGAGGTCGTTGCAGATTCTGTCAACAATAAATTGCTGACGCATTTCCGTCTCCAGGTAACTTTCTCCTTCGAGATCCGTGTAACTTTCCACTTTAATTTCATCACCGGGGAGTACCATGCTTGTGATTCCAGCAACGTTTTCACCAATAAACCAATTGGGTCGGATTTCGTCAACTCCCCTAAGCACTTCCGGCCAGAGGTAGCGGTCATCTTCCGCTCCTTTTCTTGATCCGGCACAAGAAAAAGGCTGACAGGGGAATCCTGCTGTAAGAATATCGATTTTTCCCCGCCATTCTGAGAAATCTGTTCCGAATATGTTTTCATAATGTTTTATATGAGGATAATAATATTTAAGTACTTGATGGCAGAATGGATCTATTTCACAAGAAAATGCATTCCGCCATCCCATCCACATAGCCGCTAATTCACATGCTCCTATGCCAGTACAAAAAGAAGCATGTACATATTCTTTTTGTATCATTATAGTTTATCTATTTCGTTTCGTTGGCACTCGATAAAGTACCGGTACTTGTTAACCGTCTCCATGAGTTTAATGTTTGACTTTTCCAATTCCTGATTTCGGGCTTTGAGTTTTTCGCATTCGTCAAATTTTGCATCATAGGACCTGGAAAGCATGTCGAACTGATGGATACTTACAACTTCATCGGATTCTTGCTTTTTGTCTTGGTATTGGAGTTGTTTTTCTGCTTCTTCAGCAATACCGGAGTAGTCTCCTAATAAGGATGTGATAATTAGTGCTCTCATAGTTTTTATTCAATTTTTTACTGTTGTTCTGATTCTTTAAATTTACCATTTTGTAAGGTATAGTACACATCTTCTTTTATCTCAATTCCATCTACTTGTTTAGTTACAACTGAAAATGGAATATATTTTTGTTTTTCTTCTGAATACTTCCTTCTGCAAGAGTAATCCATGACCCTATTTTTGCTTTAGCTGATGAATTAATACCAGCGCACATTATGACACAATCATCACCAGAAGAACCGATCTTAGCGCCATAACCGGAGGAGCCGATCTGAGCGCCATCACCGGAAGAGCCGATGGAAGTTACCGGAACTTAGAATGAAGTAATAAGCTTCGTTCTTACAGTTCTTTTCAATCTCTAATTTTTGTCTTACTTGGATTAGTTGTTGTTGCAACTCTTTTACTTCGGAAAGTAATTTACCCTCGTTTCGTCGGGGTGGACGTGCTGTAATGGTACTATGATTCACATTACTTACAGATTCACTTCGCTTTGCCATACGTTGATGAATTATAAGTTAATAAAAACAAGAAAGTCGCCGACTTCCTGTTCTTTTGGCAAAGCGAACATAACACTTACAAAGAAGGCTATGCAACTCAGGACTTCGACGACTTATAATTTACTTATGGATACAAGTCACGATAGGGTATGAAAAATACCTTCATTTGTAATTTGTTTGCTCGCTTTGCCAGTTGAGCACTACAAATATACGGCTATTATCCATAATTGCAAAATTTTATATTTAAATTTTCATGAAGCACATCCAATGAGTTTTTGATTGTTTCCCTGACTTATGACCGAAGAGAGGTTTTGTGCCAAATATTTCTATAATACGACTTACTGGTATCTGAAATTCATTCCATTTAAAAATTAAAACACCATAAGGTCTTAAAATTCTCATGCATTCGTCAAATCCCTGTTTTAAGTCTGTTTCCCAAGTTGGAAATAACTTGCCGTATTTCTGTGCATTGTACGATTTTTCTCCTAATTTATTGAGATGAGGCGGATCGAAAACTACAAGCTGGAAAGTATTATTTGAAAATGGCATATTCCTAAAGTCGCCTAATATATCAGGATCTACCTTTATATGCCTGCCATCACATGCAACAAATTCATCTCTTCGTATATCCATATAGATTGCATGAGGATTGCTTTTATCAAACCACATCATCCTGGATCCACAGCAAACATCGAGTATAAATTTATCGTCATTAAGGGTATTATCCATAATTGCAAAATTTAATGTAAGATTTGTACCTGCCGGGGAATCGAACCCCGGAAAAACCATTCAGGATGTTATTTCTTCCTTCTTCCAGGTTTCTTTTCCTCACGGACTTTTTCTGTTTGAGCGACAAGAATACGTAACTTGTCTATAGGGACCTCCAATCTGTTCAGCTTGCAAAGTAATTCGATGCGCTCGCTGTCTTCTGGTGTAAATAAATTATTGCTCATTTCCCCTTTTTATCTTGTTTTTTTATCCAAAATAATCGTTACATAAATCTTCAAATTGTTTTCCAATATATTCTGCGTCATCAGGTGTACCGCAGCAAAGCCGAGAGCTGGTGCCCGTGCCCGCACTCGCGTAGACCGCAGCGTTGCAACGAAAACCGGAGGAACGCCAGATAAAATACGGATAATATTTACATTGGTTTGAATTGGAGTAATCTGCATTCCAATTGTTGTTCATTTTATTCGCAGCTTTGAAAATTGTTTTCAATTTTATGAATGCGATTTCAGACTTCCCGATTCCACAGTCCATTAAATGTTGTTCGTCAATCGGCTTTTCTCCGATGATTTCACAAGCATCCTCATATGTCTTTACTGCATCTTGAAAGTTTTTCAGAAATGTTGTCTTCCCGAAGTTCAATTCAAGGATTTCTTTTAAGTTTGCAGATGCTTCCAAGTAGAGTTTCTTTGCTTGCTCTTCCGTTATTTTTAATGTCTTTTCCATGTTTTTTCTTTTAAAGAATGAGTAAATATTCACGATATAGTTCTTTGAATTGTTCTGCGGCGTATTTGGCTAATTCTGTATTCTTAAAGCAAAGCCGAGAGCCGGTGCCCGTGCCCGCACTCGCGTAGACCGCAGCGTTGCAACGAAAACCGGAGGAACGCTGGTCTTCTCCTTTTTCGACGTAAAACCAGTTGTAATACTTCCATTCATCCCAATTTGACCAATCGGGCTCCCAACCTTCATTCAATGCTCTGATGATAATTGTCAGTTTGTAGAATGCGATGATTGATTTCCTATCTTTCTCCGGAAGCATATCTACAACCGGCAAGTCATTAGGATTTAGTCCTAGGTGCTTGCAAGCATCCTCGAAGGATTTAATTTTGTCTGTGATTTTTTCCATGATATTATAGTTTTAGTGTTATTGTTGTGGTTTTAAATTGTCCGGTATGCGTTCTTTGTCGTCCGGTATGTAGGGGATCACTTCTACAAACTTCGTATCTTCGATTTTTACTATCTCATAGGGTATTACAAATGTTGACAGTGATTTTTCGAGGTTATCCAATGCCCGGTTGATGTTTGCTGCGGCAACTAGATAATGAATTGAGGATTCCTTCTCTTTGCCGAAGTTATCGCTATCGGTTATTTTAACTGTTGCTTTGTAGAGTCGGTCATCGTTTTCGTCATTTGATTCAATGTATTCTGTTATTTTTGACCGTTTCAGGGATTGAATGAGGTAATCCCCCTGAACTATTTCGGATAACTGCCTGCAACTCCTTTCTTCTGTTTCCGAAAAGCTCATTGCATCTATGAGGTATAATTCAGTCACTTTCTTTGCTTTGCCATTCTCATTTACTTTTTCGTATTTTACTGTGGATTCAAAATAGGTTGCTGTCATAATTCAATTATATTATGTTTATTCAATAATTTATTCACACTTAGTTAATTTCCCATTAATTAGCTTATACCAAGTATTGGACTTGACTTTTTTACCGTCAACTTTAAAAGATTTAACACACTTTATTGGATATGTATTCCCATCCCATTCTCCCCGTTCAGTAAGTACGATCCAGCATCCAAGTGATCCTTTTGCCTTGCAGTCATATCCAGTAACGATAGCAATTGATTCAAATCCTTCAACGCTTGCTGCCGATCGGTTACCCGTGTTGGTTGCTGCCGATTCG